ACAGGTACACAAAATGTATCAGTAGGTTCTACTAGCCTTGATGCAAACACTACTGGTCAAAACAATGTTGCTGTTGGATACGATGCTCTTTCTGCGAATACTACAGCAGATGAAAATACAGCAGTTGGTGCTTTTGCTTTAAATGTTAATACCACAGGTGATAAAAACACAGGAGTTGGTAATTTTGCTTTAATTAGCAATACTGAAGGCACACACAATGTTGCTATTGGTAGAAGTGCTTTACAAAACAACACTACAGCAAGTCATAATGTAGCAGTAGGCTCTACTTGTCTTGATGCTAATACAACAGGTACTCAAAATGTTGGTGTAGGTAGAGATACTTTATCTGCTAATACAACTGGAAGTTCTAATACTGGTGTAGGATATGCAGCACTACAAGCAAATACAACAGCAGGTGGTAATACAGCAGTTGGTAATAGTGCTTTAAGAGCATGTACCACAGGTGATTCTCATACTGTTATGGGTTTTGAAGCTGCTGAAGATTTAACTACTGCAGCTCATGCAACATTAGTAGGTTACAGAGCAGGTATGAATATAACTACAGGTAATTATAATACTATTATAGGTAGTAATACAGGCTCTACTCTTACTACTGGTGCAGATAATGTTATGGTTGGATATGGTAATAATGTGGATTCTGCATCGGCTGCTTCTCGTTTTGGTTTTGGTAGAAGTTTAAGTTTAACTACCAATAACACAGTAAAAATAGGATATAGCTCTAACTTTATAACGAATACTTGGACAGATAATGCTACTTGGACACATAGTTCTGATGAAAGACTAAAAGAAAATATAGAAACAGATAATCTTGGTTTATCTTTTATTAATGATTTAAGACCAGTCACTTATTATTGGAAAGAACAAAAAGATGTACCCGAAGAAATTAGAGGAGAACAAGAAAAAAATACTGACTTAAAACTACATGGTATGATTGCACAAGAAGTAAAAGCAGCACTTGATAAACAAGGTGTAGATACTTTTGGTGGTTGGTCAGAAGAAAAAGATGGAACGCAAATGATAAGTGAAAGTATGTTTATTTACCCACTTATTAATGCAGTAAAAGAACTTTCTGCACAAGTAGAAGAATTAAAAGGTAAATTAAACGAAGGAGAATAATATGGCACAAACAGTTACAGAATGTTTAACAAATGCTATGGACAGCGTGAATTTAATTAACGGTGTAAATGGTGGCAGTTGGAGTGTTGAAGGCATGACACAAGCTGAAATAAATACAATGGTACAAAGAAATGTTGACCATTTAGAAACTATTTTAGAATATGCACCTGTAGATAGTGATGATGATACACCTAATGTTAAAGGGTCATCAAGTAGTAAAAAAACTGATTGTACAAATGCTATTACCACAGGTAAAGCATATATATCATCTAATAGTTAATTATTATGACTGAAGAAAATAAAGCTACGGTTGGAGATAAAGAAATATTAGAGTCAGAAATGACTGATAAACAAAAATATCTCGCTAACCAAATAACTAATTTAAGACAAAAAAGAGAGCAGATGTTGTTTGATTTAGACCAAGTAGACGCTGCTTTAAATGTTTTTCAAAATAATTTTATAGCTTCAACTAAAGAAGAATCCGAACAAATTTTAGATAAATAATGGCAACTGTAAAGGACGCTTTAGCAGAACTTAATGCGCATGAGAGAGAATGTGCTATTCGTTACGAATATATAGAAAAAAGATTAGACGAAGGCTCTGCTAAATTTAAAAGATTAGAAATGTTGTTATGGGGGGTTTATCCGTTTATACTAGGCTCTATAGTATTTGCTACTTTTATTTAGGAGAAAAGCGTGCCTCTTCAAAAATTTTTATTTAAACCAGGAATTAATAAAGACACAACTGCTTATACAAATGAAGGTGGTTGGTTTGATGGTAATTTAGTAAGATTTAGAAAGGGATTACCAGAGAAAATAGGTGGTTGGGTAAAAAGAACTTCTAATACTTTTATATCTAAAGCTAGAGCTTTAATAGGCTGGACTGCTTTAAACGGTATAAAATATGTAGGTATAGGAGCTACACAAAAATATTACGTATTAGAAGGAGATAATTATTACGATATTACTCCTATAAGAAAATCTTCAACTAATAGTATTACGTTCGCAGCAACTAATGGTAGTTCAACTATAACAGCTACTGATAGTAATCACGGTGCTGTACAAAATGATTTCGTCACATTTAGCGAAGCTGTAAGTTTGGGTGGCAATATAACAGCTGCTGTATTAAATCAAGAATACCAAATAGTTTCTGTGCCAACATCTAATACTTATACTTTCGTAGCTAAAGATACTGACGGTAATACTGTTACAGCTAATGCTAGTGATAGCGGTAATGGTGGTTCTGCTGTAGACGGAGCTTATCAAATCAATGTGGGTTTAGATGTTTTTGTACCGTCCTCTGGTTGGGGTATAGATACATGGGGAGCGGGAACTTTTGGTTCAGCTTCTACTTTATCTGTAACAAATCAATTAAGACTATATTCTCACGATAATTTTGGAGAAGATTTAGTTTTTAATGTAAGAAACGGTGGTATTTATTATTGGGACGCAAGTAGTGGCACTTCAACGAGAGGAGTAGCTTTATCAGATTTAGCTAATTCTAATTTAGCTCCTACTGTTGCCGCACAAGTTTTAGTTAGCGATATAGATAGACACGTAATCTGTTTAGGAGCAGACCCTATAGAAGGAGAAAGCAGAAGCGGTGTACAAGACCCTATGTTAATAGCTTTTAGTGACCAAGAAGATGTTACCCAATGGGAGCCTTTATCTACAAACACAGCAGGCTCTTTGCGAGTATCAGCAGGCTCTGCAATTATCGGTGGAATTAGAGCAAGGCAAGAAACTTTAATATGGACTGATATAGCTTTATATAGTTTACAGTTTATCGGTCAGCCGTTTACTTTCGGATTAAATTTAGTAAATGAAGGCGTAGGTATGGTGGGTCCTAATGCTGCTGTTAATTCACCTAAAGGTGTTTTTTGGATGGATAAAAAAGGTTTTTACGCTTATACAGGTCAAGTACAAACTCTACCATGTTCGGTTAAAGATTATGTTTTCAACGATATTAATGTAACACAAAGTTTTCAAATATTTGCTTTTATAAATAAAGCTTTTAATGAGGTGGGTTGGTTTTATTGTTCTGCCGCTTCATCAAGTATAGATAGATATGTCACTTATAACTATAATGAAAATGTTTGGTCGATAGGACAACTTGATAGATGTGCTTGGTTAGATGAAGGGGTTTTCGATAAACCTATAGCTTCTTACACAACATCAAACACAAGTTATTTGTATAACCATGAAGTAGGTAATGACGCTGATGGTTCTGCTATGCAAAATGTTTTTATAGAGTCTAGCGATTTTGATATAGACCCTGCGGGCGAAGTATTTTCCGCAGTAAGTAGAATAATTCCTGATGTTAATTTTATAGGCGATGCTGCAACAGGCAGCACAGGACAAAAACTAGATTTTGTTTTAAAGAAAAGAGATTTTCCAGGAGATGATTTAAGCACAGTCACCACAGCTTCTTGCTTTTCAACTACAACTAAAATTGATACTCGTCTTAGAGCTAGACAAGTAGTTTTAAGAGTTCAATCTAATGATGATGATGCTAATGATATAGGTATGAGTTTTAGATTAGGAGCCACCCGTCTAGATGTAAAACCAGACGGTAGACGATAGTGGCTAAATTATTACAGACTAAATTACCGATAGCAGTTGGTCCTCTTAGTCCTGAATTATTTAATAGATTAGTAAGAGTTCTCGAATTATCTTTAAATTCTAAAGATATAGACGCAACTTTGACAGTTAATGAGACGCAAAGAAATTTAAATAAATTCAATAAAGGTGATATAATTTTTAATTTAAGCACTAATCAATTACAGTTATGGAGTGGTGTAGAATGGATAAATTTATACAGTGGGGAAGAAAATGGCGTTCAGGGAACGGCAACTCTGGGCAAAATAACAGTACAAACAAACGGAGCAACAATAGTCCCGATAAAATGAATGTAGATAAATTAAGAGAAGAATTAACTTTCGATGAAGGTTGTGTAAATAAAATTTATTTAGACCACCTTGGATATCCTACATTTGGTATAGGACATCTTATATTAGAATCAGACCCCGAACACGGTCAAGATGTAGATACGCCTGTATCTGAAGATAGAATAAAAGATTGTTTTGAAAAAGATATAAATATCGTTACTACAGAATTAGATAGAAATTTAGAGTGGTGGATACATTTACCTGAAAATATACAAAGAGTTTTAGCAAATATGTGTTTCAATTTAGGTATTACACGATTACTAAAATTTAAAAAGTTTTTAGCCGCATTAGAAGAACATGATTGGGAAACTGCTGCAGTTGAAATGATGGATAGTCGTTGGGCGACCCAAGTTGGTCCTCGTGCGATTCGTTTAAAAGAAAGAGTATTAAAAGGAGAATAATATGGTCATGAAAAAAGCTAAAGGAATGAAAAGAGGTGGAAAACTCAAAAGTTCTAAATATAAAAAGAAAGGCGGCATGAAAAGAAAAACCATGAGAAAAAAGAAGAAGAAGTAAGTGTCTTATCTCATAAGTAATATCCCGCACTTTAAATGTTGGGTGCGAAGGGAGTTTACAGCTAATCATGCAAACTACCATGGAGAGTTTCTTCATGCTATCGCTTTCGCGGTAAATACTATTCCTGATAGGTCATTAAGTTTTCAAGTTGTTTTTACAGGTTGTGAAAGAGAATATGATGATTGGGAAGAAGGCAACATCCATGGAGGTGCTATGTGGGCAAGAATGCCTATTCAAGGCTTAATAGCCGATATACCTGTTGATGAATGGGCTATTCCTATGGAAGACCATTTAGCACAGCCTTGGGATTGTGAGTCGAGAGACCATTCTGTTATAGTTATGGATAGAGTTAGTTCGTCTCCATGGCTTTGCAAAATCGATGGAAAGTTTTATACTGGTAAGTATATGTTTACAGTAGATTACACAAATAACGCTATTGCCGATTGTCCTGCACAACACAAACAGTCGCATGTGCTTTATATAACAGAAGATTGCGAGTGGAAAGGAAACTTGGTAGCTTTACCAAACAATAGAGTTAGAGCCACAAGTCCTGCCCTATGGGTAACAGGTGAGGGTGCACCAGATTTTACACCATCACAACACACACATTCTGCAGAAGGACATGAAAGTTATCTTGACCCATCTATAACTTTTAATAATTTATACGAGGATTAAATATGCCTAGAAAACCTACTAAAGCAAAAAAGAAAACTACTAAGAAAAAGAAAAAGAAAGGAGCTACACCTACAAACCCTAGTTTATATGCTAGAGTAAAAGCTGAGGCTAAACGTAAGTTCAAAGTATATCCAAGTGCTTATGCAAATGGGTGGCTTGTACGTGAATATAAGAAACGTGGTGGAGGTTATAGGTAATGGCAAGAAAAGGCTTATGGGCTAATATACACGCTAAACGTAAAAGGATTAAAGCAGGCTCTGGTGAGCGTATGCGTAAAAAAGGTGCTAAAGGTGCACCTACTGCAGCTCAAATGAAAAAAGCTAGAAAAGGTACAAAACGCAAAACAAGAGCAAGAGGTAGACGTGGCTAAACCGAAAGGTGGTCTTACCGCATGGTTTGGTAAAGGCAAGAAAGGAGACTGGGTAGATATCGGTGCTCCTAAGAAAAAAGGTAAGTTTCAAAAATGCGGTAGAAAATCTGCTAAAGGTAAAAGTAAACGTAAATACCCGAAATGTGTTCCACGTAGTAAAGCTAGAAGTATGACAGCCTCACAACGTGCTAGTGCTGTAAGAAGAAAAAGAGCCGCTGGTAATCCTGGTGGTAAGCCAACGAACGTAAGAACATTTGTTAAGAAAAGGAGGACTCGTGGCAAAAAGAAAAAAAGCTAAAGCTATAAGAAGAACAACAGGAAAAGGTGGTAATTACCGACCTACCAAATCTGGGGCAGGAATGACCAAAAAAGGGATTAGGGCTTACAGAAAAGCAAATCCTGGAAGTAAACTTAAAGGGGCTGTTACAGGTAAAGTTAAAAAAGGCAGTAAAGCAGCGAAAAGACGTAAGTCATATTGTGCTAGGTCTTTAGGACAATTAAAAAGAAGTTCTGCTAAAACTAGAAATGACCCTAATTCAAGAATTAGACAAGCTCGTAGAAGGTGGAAATGTTAAATGGCTAAAGCTCCAGATTCATTCGTATATAACGCAACACTAGAACGCATAGTTGATGGTGATACATTTGACTGTACTTTAGATTTAGGTTTTGATGTAAAGCTACATAAACAACGTGTCAGACTTGCAGGTATAGACACACCTGAAAGCAGGACTAGAGATAAAGCAGAAAAGGTATTAGGACTTGCCGCTAAGAATAGGTTAAAAGAGTTGTGTATAGGTAAAATACAAGTCAAATCTTTAGGTAAAGGCAAGTATGGTCGTATATTAGGTATACCTTATACAGAAGACGGTAGAGATATATGCGATGTTTTAATAAAAGAAGGTCATGCTGTAAAGTACGATGGAGGTAAAAAAACTAAAGTTTGGGGTGATTATTGATGGAACAAGCTGTAACACTTATACAAGAAGTTGGTTTTCCTATAGCAGCTGCAATAGGTCTTGGTTGGTTTATATATAAATTAGTAATACGTATTGTTGACGGCATGGAACAAAAATTAGATGTTGTTGACGAAAAAGTAGCAGGTCAGATAAACGCTATAGAAGAAAGGCTAGGTACTAAATTAGATACACAACACGGTATATTAGTAGCTCTAATCGATAGAGTACGTAGTCTAGATAATGAGATAATTAGACAAGACACCTTAATTAAGACTATACTTGGAGTACCTAATTTAATAGACAGCAGTAAAATAGCTAAAGCAAAAAGAGATGACCAAAGAAAAGATTAATAATACTTGGATTTATAGGATAGCAGGCTTGCTTTGTATTTTCTTTTTTCTTGTAGTTTTAACAAACCCTTTATGGGCTGACCAAATAGTTCATAAATTTAAAAACCCTTCTTTTAATGGTATTAATACTTCTTCACATTATTTAACGATAGAAAATCAAGAGTTTAATCGTAAAATGAGTATTAAAGAAGAAATAAAAGCTATACAAGAACAAATAGAAAGAGATAAAGAAAATACTACATTAGCTAGATTTATAAGGAATCTTGAGTCACGAATTTATGCACAATTATCAAGACAATTAGTAGAAAATTTATTCGGAGAAACTCCTAGCACAGAAGGTACTTTGACCCTAGAGGGAAACACTATAGAATATAGTATTGAAAATGGAATCATAATTCTCAAGATAACTGATGCTGATGGAAATATTACCGAGATACAGTTGCCTGTTGGCGATTTTTCTTTCTAGTTGCAGCTTAGCTCCTGTAGATACCACTATACAACAAGGTAAAACTTTACCAACTATTTTAGAAATTCAATCCGAAGAATTATTGAATGTAGCACAACCTAAAGTTCCTATTGTTGTTGCTGTTTATCCTAATAGTTTTACAGACCAAACAGGTCAGCGTAAAAGTAACAGTGAGTTTGCTTTATTTTCTACAGCACTCACGCAAGCACCAAGCCACCTACTTATCAGAAGTTTAAAACATACATCCAATGGAAAATTCTTTCGTGTTGCAGAAAGAGTTGGTCTTGATAATCTAACGAAAGAAAGACAGCTTATACGCTCTGCTAGAGAACAAAACGAAAAAACTGATGGACCTAAACCTATCATGCCTTTACTTTTTGCAGGTGTGCTAATGGAAGGAGCTGTTATTGGTTTTGATACAAATATACAAAGTGGAGGTATCGGAGCTAGATATTTAGGTATAGGAACAAGTAAACAATATAGAGTAGACAATATTACAGTAGCTTTACGTATGGTATCTGTAGCGACAGGTGAAGTTTTAATAGACGTTTTAGTCAGTAAACAATTATATAGTTATGGTCAGTCTCAAGACGTTTTTAAGTTTATTGAGGCAGGCACAGAACTTGTAGAGATAGAAACAGGAGACGCCGAAAACGAGCCTGCAACATTAGCTTTACAACGAGCTATCGAGGAAGCAGTTTTGCAAATCGTCAAAATAGGGTATGATAAAAGTTTCTGGGAGGTAATCGATGAAAATATTAATTAGTATATTATTAATTTCAACATCTCTTTTTGCTGCTGATAACGAAATTTATGTCGACCAATCAGGTGCAACAGCGAATATTGATTTAGAACAACTTGGTTCAGGTAATATTATTGGTGGTCTCAATTCTTCTGCAGGCTCTTTAACTGCGTTAGATTTAGACGGTATTTCGTTAACTCTTGATATAAACCAGTTAGGAGATACAAACAAATTTTTAGGTGATATTTTAGGAGATTCTATAACAGGATTTTTCGAATTCGATGGCGATAGTAATACATTTACTATACAGGGAGACCCAACAAATACCTATGGTATAGATAACTCTAACTATAACGTAGACGTTACGGGCAGCACTAATACATTTACATTAGACCATGGAACAACTGCATTAGCTGCAACATTAGATTTAGATTGGATTATTCAAGGGGATGGAAATACTTTTGATTTCGATATAAATTATGACGGCGGTACTTCTTATGTAGATGTAGACGGTGATAGTAATACAGTTAATTTTACTGGTTCTGGTTATGCGGGTGGTTATTTTTACTTAGACCAAACAGGTAACTCTAGAACGTTTAACATTACACAATCAAGTACATTAGATAATGACTGGCTCAAGATTTTGTCTAGCGGTAATAGTGGCACTGTTTGTGTCATTCAAAACGACCAAGGCACAAGCACAAGCTGCTGATATCGGAGATATATCTGAACTTAACGGCTCTGCTCAAATAGTAAGAGATAAACCCTACGACGCCAATTTACAATTTGCTATAAAAAGTAATGATGAAGCTATAACGACTAATGGTCGTATGGCTATTACTTTTCTTGATGCTTCTATTGTAAAACTTACTGAACATTCACAACTACTCATTGATGAGTACATATACGACCCTGACCCGTCTAAATCTAAAATGGCTCTTACTTTTGGTTTAGGTACAGCTAGGTTTATTACAGGTAATTTAAATCGTATAGATAAACAAAATATACGGTTAAAAACACCGACTGCAAACATTGCTATTCGTGGCACAGATTTTACAGCAACAGTTGATGAACTAGGGCGTAGCCTTATTATTTTACTGCCTGACCCTTTTGGGTTATCTAGTGGCGAAATAGAGGTGGTTACAGCAACAGGAAGTGTTTTATTAAATAAACCTTATCAAGCTACAACTGTTTCTGTTTGGGAAAGCACACCTAGTAAACCTGTTATATTAGATTTAACTTTAGATATTATAGATAATATGTTAATAGTTACGCCACCTAAAGAAGAAAATATTACGCAAGAAGAAACAGCTACAGCTAAAACAGTAAACTTATTAGATTTTAATGATTTAGATATAGATTATTTATCAGAAGATTTTTTAGAAGACAATAGTTTAGAGTTTACAGAATTAGATATAAATTATCTTGATGTAAATTTTCTTGAAGATTTATTAAATGTACTAGACGCTCTTGCTATAGAAAAAGAGGAAGACCAATTAGCGTTAGCTACAGGTGTGAATGTTTCTGGTACTTTAATAGGTCAAGACCCAGATACACAGATAACCACAATAGTAACAGGACAGGTTATAAGTTTACGTAGGAAAGTAAGTGAATCTGTGCAATTAGATTTAAATTCAGGAAACGGTTATACAGTAATTTTGATACAAGACGGAGTATCTAATATAATAAAAATCAATGGTGGAGGAGACTCTGTTATAACGATTAACCAAAGTAGCGGATGAAGAAACTTATACTTATATTATTACCTTTATTAGCATTACCTTTATTGTTTCAAAGCACACCTACTGAAATAATTAAATTAAAAACATTTGATGCTTTAGTAAAAGAACAAGAGCCTAGTGGTAATTTCATGATTCTAAATATAACAGAAGAAGATGTAGAACGAGAAGGCGGTTATCCTTTACCTAGAAAAAGATTAGCTGATATACAATTAGAAATATTAGGCAAAGGTGCGTTAGGTGTTGGTTGGGTAATAAGTTTTCCACAACCAGACAGACTTATGGGAGATGAAGATTTTGCAAGGTCTCTTGGCTATGCTCCTAGTGTTTTAGCAACGTTTGAAGACGGCAGTTTAAATTATCCTAAAACAACAGGAACAGTAATTAAAGGTCCTGATGTTGGAGGAATACCCTCTTCTGGTATAAAACAAAATTATTATATGTATAACGATATAGTTCAAGGTGTTGCAATAGCACCTACAGAGGTTGACCAACTTGTCAGAAGAATTCCTCTACTATTAAAAACGCCTGATGGTTGGTCAGCTTCATTTGGAACGCAAGTATTAAAAATACTAACAGATACACCTACATATATAGTTACCACTAATGATAACGGTGTACAAGAAATAGCAGTTAGAGGACTACCGCCTGTAAAAACAGATAGTTTAGGTCGTAAATGGATATCATGGGTAGAAACAGAAGAAACAGATTTACAAGAAATGAATGTTAATGGTAAGTTTGTATTTGTTGGTGTTACTGCAAATGGTGTTATGCCGCAAATAGCAACTCCCATTGGATTAGTTGAGCCACATAAAATACAAGCGGCACTTGCAGAATCTATATTAATACAAGATAGCCCTTATATACCCGATTACGCTTTATCAGTAGAACTATTTATATTTTTAGTATCTGTGGGGCTAGTATGGGCGTTTATAAGCTATTTAGGAATAACTTGGGGCGTAACCTTAGGTTTATTAACTATGGCTTTAACGGGCTTATACGGGGCTTACATGATAGGTACAGGTGTTTTGATAGACGTAACTTGGTCTTTAATAAGTCAATTTATCTCAGGTAGTGTAGCTTTTTACCTTAGATTCAGAGAACAATATAAATTACGTTTACAAATTAAGAAACAGTTTGAGCATTATTTAGACCCACGACAAGTAAAACGTTTACAAAAAGACCCTGATTTATTAAAACTAGGTGGAGAAAAAAGAAGATGTACTTTTTTATTCACTGATGTTAGAGGGTTTACTGCATTATCTGAAAAATTAGAGCCTGAAGAAGTTACTAAAATAATGAATAAAGTACTTACGATACAATCAGAGGCTGTCAAAAAATACAACGGTATGGTAGATAAATATATTGGTGATGCAATGATGGCTATATTTAACGCACCATTAGATTTACCACATCACGAACAAGTGGCTGTAGAATGTGCTAAAGAAATACAAGAAAATATAGAAAAAGCTGATATAGGCGTAGCTATTGGTGTTGGTGTAAATACAGGAGAAGCTGTAATTGGTAATATGGGAAGTGATACAAGATTTGATTATAGTGCTATTGGAGACGCTGTAAATACTGCTGCTAGACTAGAATCGGCTACAAAAGAAGCAGGTGTAAACATACTTATAGGGGAAGAAACTGAAAAATATTGTGGTCATCACCTAAAATCAGTAAAACCTATAAAAGTAAAAGGTAAAGAAAAACCTTTAATAATATATACTTTTTGATATATAATCAGTCAAAAGGAGATATTTAATGCTCGGTCAGTTGTTAGCTACAGTTATAGGAGGTGCGATAGTTGGTGAAATAAATCGTAAAAGAGCACCTGAACAAAAAGCTGCTATAGGTAGTGGTACTGCTCCTACTTTAGATTCAGGTTTACCTTTAGAGATACAAGAAATTTTAGGCACACAAGTTACTTCACCAGAAGATGCATCGCAAAAAGAAAAAAGTGGTACTATGACAGATTCAGACGAAGAAGCTATAATGCAACTACTACAACAAGACCCAGAAGGTATTATGGGTATGTATCATGGCGGTAATGTTCATAAATATCAAGATGGAGGAGGTATTTTTGGTTTCGGTCTTTTAAATAATATGGACCCCATTTTCGATTTGAAAAGTTTTTATGAAAATCAATCCGAAGAAGTTCAAGATATTATCAACAATACTTTATCTAGTGGTATTTTAGCTTTAATAAAAAAGCGTGAGGAACCTAAAGGTAGCATAGTTAGTACACGAACATTACCTGCAGGCAATGCTAATAGAAGACGGCTTC